GCCGACTGGGAAGACCCGCGAGAGTGGGAAAAGGCCAATCCGTCACTGGGGCGAATCTTTACCATCGACCGGATGATGGAAGCCTACAAGGCGGCGAAAGGTAACCCGGTACAGGAAAACCTCTTCCGCCGACTGAGACTGAATCAATGGACGGCAAGCGAGACACGCTGGTTGAACGTCAAGGAATGGGACGAGTGCAAGGCTCTACTGGGATTAGAAGGCCGGGACTGCTACGGAGGGTTGGACCTCTCTTCGACGACCGACTTGACGGCGTTTTCCCTCTGCTTTCCTGACGGCGACGAGTACCACGTCCGCACCCACTTCTGGCTGCCGGCTGACAATATCAACGACCGCGAGAAGCGTGACAGAGTTCCCTATCAACAGTGGGCGCGCGACGGCTGGCTGACACTCACGCCGGGGAACGTGGTTGATTACGACTACATCATCCGGGACATGGTGGAGTACCGGGCGCAGTACCGAATCAACGAGGTTGCCTTCGACCGCTGGGGCGCTGAGAAGCTCCGGCAACAACTGACCGACTTGGGCTTTGTCATGGTCGAGTTCGGGCAGGGCTACAAGTCCATGTCTCCGCCAACCAAAGAGTTCGAGCGACTCGTCCTTTCTCAGAGATTGCACCACGACGGGAACCCGATACTCCGCTGGAACCTCGATAACACGGTTGTATCAACCGACCCGGCGGGGAACGTAAAGCCCAATAAGCAGGCCGCTACGCAGAGAATCGACGGCGTGGTGTCGTCGATCATGGCTCTCGACAGGGCTTTGAGGCACGAATCGGGGCCGAGCATCTACGAGACGCGCGGCATCCTAACGCTGGACGAGGACTAATATGCGATTGAAACTACCGGGCGGCAAAGAGCTGCGCTTTTCGATAGGCGACCTCGATAGGGCGATGGACTATGCCGTGTGGGGCTACCCGTCGACCGCAGGGGTCAACGTCAACGAGTACACCGCCCTTCGCATCGTGTCCGTGTTTGCCGCTACCCGTGTTCTGGCAGAGACCGTGGCGCAACTTCCGGTGCATCTGTACCGCAACCGTTCGGACGGGGGCAAGGAACCCGTCACTGACCACTGGCTCTGCCCTCTGTTGCACGACAGCCCGAATCCCGAAATGACCTCGTTCGAGTTCAGGGAGACCCTCCAGGCGCATCTTGCCTCATGGGGCAACGCCTACTGTGAGAAGGAATATCAGGGCGGGCGTGTCGTGGCGCTGTGGCCACTGAGGCCCGACCGCATGGAGATATACCGGCGCAACCGCGAACTGGTCTACCTGTACCGCCGACAGAGCGGCGCGACATATGAGATGCCGGCATGGAAGTGTTGGCACCTGAGAGGGCTCGGATTCGATGGCGTGGTCGGCTATTCGCCCATCGCGCTGGCGCGTGAGTCCCTCGGGTTGACGCAAGCCGCAGAGCAGTTCGGGGCGTCGTTCTTCGGAAATGGGGCGCTGCCCGGCATGGTGCTCGTTCACCCGAAGGCACTGTCAGAGCAGGCCAGAAAGAACCTCCGCGAGTCATGGACAAAGATTCACCAGGGGGCGAAAGCGGGGCACACGCCCGCGATTCTCGAAGAGGACATGCGGGTCGAAAAGATAGGAATTCCGCCGGAAGATTCGCAGTTCCTCGAAACGCGGGGCTTTCAGGTTACGGAGATTGCCAGACTGTTCCGGCTCCCGCCCCACATGATCGCCGACCTCTCCCGCTCGACATTCTCCAACATCGAGGTACAGGGCGCCGAGTTTGTCATGTACTCACTGCTGCCATGGTTGAAGCGGTGGGAAGCATCCATCAACAAGCACCTGTTGCCAGAGTCGGAGACAGGCCGGCTGTTTGTGAAGTTCAACGTGTCCGGCCTACTGCGGGGCGATGCCGCGGCGCGGTCGCAACTCTACGCCTCGGGCATCCAGAACGGGTGGATGTCGCCGAACGACGCACGAGCGCTTGAGGACATGAACCCAATCGAGGGCGGCGGCCAGTACTTCGTGCAGTTGAACCTCGTGCCGCTAAATATGGCGGCAGATGTGGTCGCAGAACCAGAGGGGCAGAGAACGCTCGAAACCCGCGCCGACAATAAGAGGCTTGCTCTGCACCGCGCCCGGATTGCGAAGTCGTACCGGACAGTCTTTGCCGACGCAGGGAAGCGCATTGTCGAACGGGAGACACAGAACATACTCCGGGCGGCGAAGAAACACCTTTCCGAGCGCAACCTGCAGTCGTTCGAGGACTGGCTGACCGACTTCTACCGCGACTTTGTGGACTACGTGGTCAGACAGATAGACCCTGCCGTGAGGGGATTGTCAGATGCCATAGTCCCGATTGCCATGGAGGAGATAAAGGGCAAGGCCGACGAGGAGAAGATACGGGAGTTCTTGGCCGAGTACGAGAAGGCATTCGCCCTTCGGTACACCGGCTCCAACAAGGGACAGATTTTGTCCCTGTTGCGGGGCGAGAACCCACTTGAAGCCATCGAGGAGCGGCTTGCGGAATGGGCCGAGCGAGAGCCGCAGAAAGTCGCGATGAACGAGACAGTGCAACTGTCGAATGCCGTCGCGCGTGTGGCGTTCATGTCCGCCGGTGTGACATTCCTCGTCTGGCAGGCGATAGGGGCCGACACATGCCCTATCTGCCAGGAGATGGACGGGAAGACGGTCGGCATCGAGCAGCCCTTCCTCGGGCACGGCGACACGCTGGAATCAGAAGGGCAGTCACCCTACAGGGTGAGCAGGCCGACTACGCATCCACCTTTGCATGAGGGCTGTCAATGTCAGATAACCGCACAGTAGAAACCGCGATGCTTGACCATCGCTCCAGAGAACACCGGGAGTACATCGACCTCAGAGAAACAATCCGCCCGTCACGCCCCGAGGTCGCACAGGAGGCCGACAGTGAAGAAGGACATCGAACGCCGCGAGTTGTCCGTCGCGGAATTGCGCATTGCAAAAGAGGATGACGGCCCGAAGATTCGCGGGTATGCGGCCGTCTTCAACAAGCTCAGCGAAGACCTCGGCGGGTTCCGTGAGCAGATAGCCCCCGGCGCGTTCGCCAAAGCGCTCGCAAGGAACGACGTACGGGCGCTGGTGAACCACAACCCAGACCTGGTATTGGGGCGCAACAAGAGCGGCACGCTCCGGCTCTCAGAGGACGAGCACGGACTGGCCATCGAGATCGACCCGCCGGACACGCAGACTGCGCGCGACACTATGACGCTGCTCGAACGGGGCGACATCAGCCAGATGTCGTTCGCCTTCACGGTCAACAAGGACACGTGGCAGGAAGAGAAGGGCAAGGTCCCTATCCGCACACTGGAAGAGGTCAACCTGTTCGACGTGTCCGTTGTGACCTATCCGGCCTACCCGCAGACGTCGGCGCAGGTCCGCGCCTGCATGGAAGCAGGGCTGGACATCGAGAGGCTGGCCGAGGCCATCACCCGCGCGAAAGCATCCACGGCAACCGATGAAGACAACGAGGCGATACGCGCCTCTGTCGAAACGCTGACGGCATATCTCCCCGTACTGGACGGGCGGGGTGTCCACGATGATGGGCATGTCGCACGCCTGGCGAATGGACGGAGAATCGCCATCGCGGAACGAATCGCAGGAGGTAAGAATTGAAGACCTATCTTGACCTGAAGCAGCGTGCTCAGGCGAAGCTCGACGAAGCCAAGGGCATCAACACCAAGGCCGAGGCCGAGGACCGCGCCCTCTCCGACGAGGAGCAGAGGCAGTTCGACGCAAGCATGGCCGAGTTCGATTCCCTGACTCAGAGAGCCGACCGGCACGCCAAGCTCCGCGGACTCGCGGAGGACATCGCCAAAGCCCCCGTGGTCATGGCGAACGACGAACCCGACACCCGGATCAGCAACATGGTCGAGCCCGAGGACAAACTCATGGCGACCGGCGGCTTCCGCACCTTCGGCCACTTCTGCCGCGACCTCATCGAGGACGCGCGGGTCGGTGGCCACCGCTCCGAGGCCCTCGATACCTACGCGCGGGCGATGAAGCGCACCGCTGGGTACATGGAGGAGGGCGACCTTTCCCAGGGCGGCTACCTCGTTCCGGTGGAGTTCTCGAAGAACCTGCTGGAGAAGTCGCTCGAGGACAGCATCGTCCGGCCCCGCGCGACCGTCATCCCGATGGCGTCGAACCGCATCGAGATCCCGGCGGACGTGGACGAAGACCACTCCAGTAACTATTTCGGTGGCATCACCATCTACCGGCCCGCTGAGAAGGGGCAGAAGACCGCCAGCAATCCGACCGTCTCCAAAGTGGCCTTGACTCTGCACAAGCTGGTCGGACTGGTTCACGTCACCGACGAGCTGATGGAGGACTCCGTCGCCGCGCTCGACGCATGGCTCACCCGCAAGTTCACTCAGGCCATCTCTTTCGTTGAAGACGACGACTTCCTGAGTGGCGACGGGTCCGGCAAGGCGCTCGGCGCATTCAACGCCGCCAACCCCTCGATCGTGACCGTGACCGCCGTATCCGGACAGGGCGCCAACACCATCATCGCCGAGAACATCATCGGCATGTGGGCGCGGATGTACTCAGCCGGCAAGAAGCGGGCGGTGTGGGTGGCGAACCCCGAGACCTTCCCGCAGCTCGCAACCATGAGCCTCGCGGTCGGCACGGGCGGCGTTCCTATCTGGATGCCCGCCGGCGGACTGGCCGCAGCGCCGTACGAGACCCTGATGGGCCGGCCGCTCCTGTACTCCGAGAAGATGCAGGCGCTCGGCACCGCGGGCGACATCGGCCTGGCCGACTTCTCGCAGTACATTATCGGCCAGAAGGGCGGCGTGCAGGTGGCCTCGTCGATCCACCTGAAGTTCGACTACGACGAGACCTCGTTCAGGTTCGTGCTTCGGTACGACGGCCAGCCCACGTGGAAGAAGTACCTCACCCCGAAGCGCGGCTCAGCGACCCTCTCGCCGTTCATCGTCCTCAACAGCACCCGCACGTAGCCTGATTCCGAGGAGGTAATGCAGATGGAACTGATTGGTAAAGTCCACATCGTCCCGCTGGTCTTCCCGCAGGACGTCACCACCACCGGCCCGACCTTCGACATCGTCGGCCTGAAGAAGTGGAACCACGTCACGATACTCGTGATGACCGGCACCAACTCAAAGGGCTGCACACTGACCCTGGAAGAGTGCGACAATGTCACTCCGTCCAACGACACGGCGATAGCGTTCAACTACCGCAAGATGGAGACCTCCGACGTATGGGGCGCATTGACCGCCGCTACTTCGTCCGGCGTGACCATCGCCGACGACGACGACAATTGCGTCTATGCTATCGAGCTTGACGCAGCCGAACTGAGCGACGGCTACGCGTACGTCATCCCCAAGCTGTCCAACCCGGCGAGTGGCAACAACTACTTCGCCGCGATCGCCATCCTCTCCGAGCCTCGCTTCGCCGAGGACGTTCCTTCCACCGTCATCACCTAGTCCTGATGGGGGCGGGGTAACACCCGCCCCCGCCGAACCACGGCAAATAACCCGCAAGGGATGGAGGTATTCACATGCCTGCAACGGCAGTCAAGTCCAAGTGGTCAAGCGGCAACCTCATATTCACCGAGCGAGTCATCGGCAACGGCGCACAGGTGCATTTCGGCATCGACGACGACGGCCTCGACGTGAAGTTTTTCGGCGCCACGGCATCTGCCTACATGCTGTGGGATGAGTCGGCGGACGCGCTCGTATTCGCCGGACTCGCAAAGGTCGACATCGGCTCCAGCGGCACACCGCTCGTGCTCACTGCGGGCACACCGATCTTCGAGCTGTATTCCACATGCGCATCAACCTCCGGCTCTACCTCGGCGCAGCCATTCGTGGTGCAGTCAACCATGACTGGAACCGGTGGCGTCGGAGGCCGGTCGCTATTCCGACTCGATACCAACGTCACCCTCGGCGGCTGGGCGAACGCGCTGAAGGCGTACGTCGAACTGGGCGCATCCGGCAAGGTCACGGGGTTGATGTCCTCGTTCTGTGCCGAACTTAAGATGCCCAACGCCAACATGGGAAGTGGTGGTCAGTACTTCCCGCTGGAAGTCGAGTACGTGGCGGGTGGCACGAGCCTTGTGACGGCGGGTTCCGGTGGCGGCAACCTCGCTGGCTTCGCGTACTTCGGCAACACTGGGGACCCAGACGGCGACTTCGACGACAACGGGTGTCTGTTCCGCATCGACGGCCTGACTGTTGGAAGCGGGCATCTGTTCCAAGTGAACACCGCGGCTGACGCGACGCACGCACTGAGGATCATCGTCGGCACGACCCCGTACTACATCATGTTGACGAATGTCGGGGCGTAGACACACTGAAGGAGGAGACGATTGAAGGCGACAATAGGCGACATCCTGAATGCGGGCGAACACCTGAAGGGGTTGACCCAACTCTCTTTGCCCGCAGCAACCAGCCTGAAGGTAGCGCGCCTGGCGAGGCGCGTTGCCGAGGAGTTCCAGCTTGCCGTACAGGAGCGCAACAAGCTCATCATCAAGTACGGCGAGGACATCGAAGGGCAGACGAAGGTCTTGCCCACATCAAAACGGTGGCCGGAGTTCGTCGGGGAATTGAACTCATTGCTCGAGCAGGAAATCGACCTGGGCATGGAGCAGGTCAAGCTCCCTGATGACATCGAGATCACCCCGGCTGCCCTCATAGCGCTCGAACCATTCATCACCATCGAGTAGCTTGCCGGCTCGCCACCGGCAGGCTCCTCCTTCGCGGGGCCGGGACCCTAACCGGCCTCGTTTACTTTGAGAACAACCGGGGAAACCCGTGGAGGCTGCATGACAGTCAAGTTGTGTACGGACATACACCGCTATATCGGGGTCAGCACCGACACCAAGCCCACGACAGGCGTACCGGCGGGCTCAGTGTTCTATGAAACCAACACCGCCAATACCTACGTCTACAACGGTTCGTCATGGGTGCAGGTCGTCGGCTGCTATGACGGAGGTATCGCATGACAGTGAGAATGGCATCAACGATTCAGCGATGGATCGGTGTCGCGGCTGACACCAAGCCGTCATCGGGAGTCAGGGCGGGTTCAACGTTCTACGTGATCGATACCGGCCTGATGTACGTCTACGACGGCTCCGACTGGCAGGTGTACTCGCACACAACCCTGGGCGACGACGACTTCGCAATCTTCGGTGGCGTGGCGAAACTGGGATGGGAGACCGCCGACGCGAACGCGAACGCGCTTGTCCTAGCGCTGCCCGAAGGCGGCGCTACCGACGTTCCGGTATTCGTCATCGGTGACGCCTCGATTCTGAATGCCGACCTCGGCTGGTTCAACGGGGTAACTGAGCCGCGGGTCGCAGTGGTTGACGATGACAAGGACAGCTACGTTGCGCTGGGGTTCACGGCTGACGATGCGGCGGCAATCATCCTCGGCGGGTCTGCGGCGCTGACGTTGCCTGCACTGACCCTTGGTGGCGCAGTAGCAGGCGGCGGACAGAACATCACCAACCTTGGCGACCTCACCTTCGCCTCTGGCAAGGGCATCACATCCATCGGCGACATTGTGTTTCAGACTGGCAAGGGCATCTTGTCAGGCCCAACCAATGGGAATACGGCGATACTCGCGGCTAACGACACGACATTCATCACCCTTACGACGGGCGCGACCGACGTCTGCGAATTGAACAATGTCACCATGAAGGGGACGTGGCTTGCGTCCGGAACAGTGACGGTGCCAGCCTTGACATTGGGCGGGGCAATCTCCGGCAACGCACAGA